GGTGCGCTGACCACGATGAAAATTTATTGACACACCTTGAACACTAAATGGCTCAAAAGCGCCAAGCCAACAACGTTGGGTTTACTATCAACGAACTCGCCCGGAATTTCGATGAAACCGAGGCGACCGTTAGACATTTAACCAAGACACTGACTCCGATTGGGAAGCGCGGGAGGGCGTCACTTTACCATCACGCGGACATTGACGCGGCGCTGAAAAAAAGAATTTCCAAAAGCAGGAAACCGGCGGAAGCCAAAAACCTAGAGGAACGAAAGCTTGAGTTGCAATGCCGCAAGCTTGAAGTGGAGATCGACGAGAAACTCGGCAAGCTCATTCCGGCGGACGAGGTTCGGCGGTTTGTCGCAACCCACACAAGCGCCGTCACAATGCACCTTCGGAAGATGGGGGGCGAGTTATCACCCCAACTCCAAGGGCTGAGTGTAGCCCGAACCGAAAAGAAGATCTCGGCAAGTGCCGAGGAATTGATTTCTAAGCTGCGCAAGATGCCGTTTGATGAATAAGAAGCCATATTACCAAGACAACTTTGTGACGCTGTACCATGGGGACAGCAGGGAATTGTTGCCCGCCTTTCTAAAGTTCGACATCGTGGCAACTGACCCGCCTTATGGGATGCAATATCAATCTCGGTACCGCAGAAAGGAGGATCGTAAGAAAGCGATCGCCGGGGATTCCTTCTATGATTTTGAAATGTTAGCGGTTTTGAAAAGCCTGGCCCGGTCGGCGCTATACGTTTTCGGGCGCTGGGACAACTTGCTTAAGGGGTTTCCCTCTCCAAAGTCTGTGTTGGTATGGGACAAAGGCAATCATTCGATGGGAGACCTGGAGCACGAGTACGGGCGGCGGTGGGAGATGTGCGCATTTTGGCCCGGCGAAAAACACGCCTGGAGAGGCAACCGCCCGGTTGATGTTTTAAGTATAGCGAGAGTGAACGGGAACGCTTTAGAGCATCCAACAGAAAAGCCGGTCGCACTCATGGGGCAATTGCTTTCCCATAGTGACGGCAAAACGGTTCTCGATCCATACGCGGGAGGCGGGTCAACATTGGTTGCGGCAAAACAATTAGGACTGAAGGCAACCGGGGTTGAAATTGAGGAAGAATACTGCGAGCTAATGGTGCGCCGCCTTCAGCAAGAATACTTTCCGTTCGACGAGTAAAACCGGGGAGTGATCAACCCGAGGAGAACTGATTAAAGCTAACTTTTTTCGAAACTGTTTAGAGCAAGATTACCGACCCGCCGACACAACCCCGATTTGGGATTGGATGGGCGAACACCTCCGCTTCCGCGACTCACCCTATGGGCAACGGTTTCTTATTGACGAGACTCCTTGGCTAAAGGGTCCGCTCTCGTGCATCCCCGACAACGAAGTTGAAGAGGTGTGGCTTTGTTGCGCCGCCCAACTCGGCAAGACGACGATCATGCAGGGGGGCATTGCCTGGTCTCTCGTCGAATCACCCGGCCCGTCAATGGTCGTCATGGATTCGAACGATGCCGCCAAAGATCTTGCCGAAAACAAGTTGAACCCGACCTTGGAGAGTTGCTCATTTCTTGCCGACCAATTTCCGCGCGACCGCACGGCAAAAAAGAAACTGAAGATTCAGTTTCCGCAAGCAACGCTTATGGTGGGGCCGGCGAACAACTCGTTTCTACGGTCGCATTCGATTCGGTGGTTATGGTGTGATGAGGTTTCAAAATACCTTCCCGGCAACGTCGCCCGGGCGAAAGCCCGAACCAAACGTTTCCAAAACCGGAGGCGTTTTTTTGCGTCAACCCCCGAACTAGACGGGGACGATTTTTCGATTGGGTGGAAAGGTGGCACTCAAGAGGAATGGGCGCTCAAGTGTCAAGGGTGCGGGGAGTTGATTTTGCCCGAGTTTTCGAAAGTCATGGTTTGGGACGACAACCCCAAAACCCACCCGGGCGATGTCTGGGATTATGTCGAGGTGAGAAAAACGGTGCGGCTCAAGTGCCCGCATTGTGAGCACCTCCACAAACACACCGCCGAGGTAATCCGAAAAATGAACGACGGCGGCGGATACGTTCAACGCAACCCCGAGGGAACCCACCGGGTGCGGTCGTTTCGGTTCAACGCGCTTTGCCTCCCTCCCTCTGTGTTGTCGTGGGGTGATCTTGTGGAGGAGTTTCTAAGGGCAAAAGTCGAGGCGCGGAAAGGTTACACGTCGCCGCTCAAGGAGTTTGTCAATTTGCAACTCGCGGAATTTTGGGATGAGTCCGAGCACGTCGGAACGGAGCAATTGGAATTCGGGGATTATGAACCAACCGAAGAATGGCCCGACGAGGCAATGCGCTTTCTCACGGTCGATTGCCAGCATGAGCTCGCGGATTTCTGGGCGGTGGCCCGGGCATGGTCAAAGGAAGGCGAATCGCGGTTGCTAACGTTCCGCCGCCCGAAAAGTTTTGATGAAATCCAGGCGCTTGCCGAGGAACTCAACATCCCACCGAATCGGGTTTTTCTCGACATCGGTTATGAGCGGGCAACCGTGCTTGGCGAATGCTCGAGGCGGCGTTGGGTTGGTCTCCGGGGTGAGGATCACGAAAGCTATTTACACATCGTCAAAGAAGGCGATGGTAGCAAACGCCGCCAGAAGTTATTTTCTCAAATAAAGCGGGAACGGGTAGGCAATCTCCCGTTTGCGCCGGCGGTCATCAGGTGGAGCAATCAAACGGTCAAAGACGTGCTCAACCGACTCAAGCGGGGCCGGGGTGCCAAATGGGATGTTTGCGACGTTGGAGCACTCACGGAGGCATACCAGACACAACTAGACTCGGAGCGGAAGCGGGAAGTGATCAATAAGGCTACCGGTCAAATGACCATTCGATGGGTCAAATTCCGCGAAAATCACGGGTGGGACTGTGAATGCATGCAAGTCGTCGCCGCCTCAGTTGCTCGCCTTTACGCCGCTGAATAGTAGCCAAAAACGCCACTATTTATAATGGCGGACATTGCGGCATTGGTGCGGTTTCAGACGGACGCGTGGATCACGGCAAAGCTTGAAAGCTTGGCTGAAGAGGTGCTTTCCGGTGCCCAATTCACTTCATTTTCGGAAGCCGGCAAGAGCCACTCTCAAGAGCAATTGATTCCTATTCAAGACGTCATTCAAGCGGTGACAAAGGTTGCCTACGAGCGCGGCTTGAACGCCGCAAACAACATTGAGAAAGCCCGCACAACATTTGCCCGGTTTGCATGAAAAGTCTTCTGGTTGATCAATACGGGCGGGAGATGGCAGCAACCCCGGCAAGCGCTTATTATGAAGGCACCCACCGAACCCGCCATCGGTCACCCCGGACGAGCTATGTTTCCGATTCCCGGTCAACACTGACCCGGGCCGCTCGCCAAACGCTGATCGGTTATGCTCGGGCGCTTTACGAGAACTATGGCGAGGTGAAAGGTGCGATTGACGACGTTGCCCGCTACTCGGTCGGCGCGGGAATCCGCCCGCAATCGCTCGCGGGAGATTCGGCGGCGGAATACGAGCAATTTTTCAATGAGTGGGCAAAAACCGCCGACCTTTCCGGGCAATTCTCATTTTGGGGTTTGCAAAAACTTGCCAGCATCCGCCTAGACGTTGACGGGGATCTCGGGTTCAACATGGTGACGGGGGCGAATGATTGGCCGTTCCTTCAAGCCATTGAGGGGCACCGCATTGAAGGAGACCGAACCGACAAAACCAATTTTGACGGCGTTGCCATCTCTCCGAAAACCGGCCGGCCCGCCGCTTACTTTATCAAACAGCAAGACAAAGATTTTCGGCGGATTCCCGCCCGGAATTTCATTCTGATTTCGGACCCTAAACGGGTCAACCAATACCGAGGCATTACGTCGCTTGCCCATGCCATCACCGATGTCTGGGACACTGCCGATATTTTAGAATATGAGAAAGTGGGCGTCAAAATGCGGTCGGCGGTTGGAATGGTTATGGTGACCAAAGGCGGCGCAACTGATGACGCCCTAGACATCGTGGAATCGGGCTACGCCGCGAGCGATACCGGCAACGTGCCGTGGCAGACTTTCGATGCCGGCATGATTCCCCGCCTTCAAGAGGGCGAAGATATAACCGAAATCGGAGGCAACCAACCCTCGCCCGCCTTTCAAGGCTTTCTTGAAATGCTTATGAGAAAGACCGCCGTTGGGCTTGGCGTGCCGTTCGAGTTTCTTTGGAACCCCACCGAAGCGGGGGGCGCAACCCAACGCGCCGTTTTAGCAAAAGCACAACGCAAATTCGGGGAACGCGCTTCGCTTCTTGATGAGAAACTTAACAAGCGGGTTTGGGGTTGGGTGATCTCAAAGGCGATAAAACGCGGCGACGTTCGACCAAGTGCCGATTGGTGGCGCGTGCGGTGGCAACACCCAAAAAAGATCACCGTTGACGTTGGGCGCGAAGCTAAAGAGAACCGCGAGGATTACAAACTCGGGTTGAAAACGCTTGCCGACGATGCCGGTGAACGCGGGCTTGATTGGCAGGAAATCCGCCAACAAACCGAACTTGAAAATGTCGATTTGATTCACCGCGCAAAACGCATTGCCGATCAAGAAAACATCTCCCTTGATCTTGCTCTTTCGCTCATGTCGCAAAGATCCGCCAACCCGCCCATCGCAACGCTAGAAACCGCATGACTCCTGATCTTCTAAACAAACTCCGAAACGAGGTTTGGTGCATTGACCCCGCTTACCTCGAGGTTTACCTGTCAAGCATTGGGCAAACCGAAACGATGGCAAACTTATCAAGTCTCTCGGAGTTGAGGGCGGCGAACACTGCCGGCGGCGTGCTCGAGATGGTGGATGAAACGGCAATTGTCACCGTTTCGGGTGTGGTTGGAAAACGCCTTGGCTTCTTTGAAAAACTCATGGGCGGCACCGATTATGACGAGATTTCGGCGGCGCTTCATGAAGCATCAGCGCGGGAAGATGTTCGGAATATTGTTTTACACTTGGACACACCCGGCGGCGGCAAAATCGGGTTGCCCGAAGTCGCGGCCCAGGTCGCCGCAATCACCAAACCGGTTTTTGCGTTTACCGATACAATGATGGCAAGTGCCGGCTATTGGCTCGGGTCACAAGCTGACGCCGTGTATTCAACGCCCAGCGCAAAAGTTGGGTCAATCGGTGCGGTGATTGTTCACCAGGACGTTTCCGGTTTGCTCGAACGGATGGGCATCAAAACCAAGGCTTTTTTCAAGGGTGCCCATAAAATTGACAACGCCAGTTTCAAACCCTTAACCAAGGCCGAAGAGCAA